CTTTATGAGCCCTCCGTGATTTACTTCATGACATTAAATGCATATCGTTGATTAGGACTCGTTTGAGACACCTCAGAAAAACAAAGGAGGTGTCTCGTGAGTCTCAATTACGGGGGTTTATTTGAAAGTTGGGAGCTTGCCGTTGCTAAAAAAATTATTAATGCGTATCGAAAAAAATGGAAATGTCTTGAGAGGGAGGGGTTTGATGATCTGTTGCAAGAATGTCTTATTCATTGGATGGATGTTCGTGACAGGTATGATCCCGGCCGCGGCGCGTCAAAAAATACCTATATGGCGGAGGTTGTTTCGAATGTGCTCGGCCACATTGCTGAAAAAGCAAGAACGGATAAAAGAAAGGCAATTTATGAGAGCGTATCAATAGACGAACCTTTTAAAGACGAGGAAGATTCTCCCACATTAAAAGATAAAATTTCAACAAGCGATGATGCTCTGTCGCAAATTAATTCAGATCTCAAGATAGAAATTTCCAAGGTGTTTCAGAAACTCACACCGCAACAACAGAAGTTATGCAAGCTTTTAGGCGAAGACGGGTTGAGTATAAGCGACGCATCAAGGCAGATGGAAAAACACAGAATGGTTATTTACAGGGAGATTGCGCGTATTAGGGAGCTTTTTGAAAAAGAAGGGCTTAAGGATTATCTGAAGTAGTTTTCAAGCGACATGTGACAGTTTTCCGGAAAAAGCGATATACACGCAATGGAGGCAATAAAGATGACAGATGTGTGCAGGTTTAAATTTCACGAAAAGATCGGCAAGAGAAACATTGAAAAGCAATTAGCCCGCGCTATTGAAACTGCAGAATATGCTTTCGGTCAGGCCAAGGTAAGACTTCATGCGGCCTATCTGGCAACAAACGATAAGGCGGTTATTGATGCCTCAAGTGAGGTTGGTGAATATATTGCGCAAATATTTATCGGTTTAATGACTCGTAAAATCGGCGAAGATAAATTTACCGTGGAAAGGATAAGGAGGAGCAACGAACTATGAAAATCAATAAGGAATGGAAAAAAATCTATAAGAACTTGAGCTGGTATAACCGGCAGAAGTTTATCGAAGCGAGTCGACCGTTTGGTAAGGACCCGAAAGAGTTTATGGAACTGGTGATGTGGCTACTCGCGGGCCTGTCCATCTTCGGAGTTGTTTTGAATGTGCATAAAGACCCGGCCGGATTTCTGGTTTGGATGTTTACGAATGCCTGTTGGGCGGTGATCGATTTCCGGAAGCGTTTGTACGCTCAGTCATTCCTCTTCGTTGTGTACTTCTTTTTGTCGCTCTGGGGATGGATTAGTTGGGTGAGATGAGAAAGTCATGGGCAATATCGATATCAGGGATTTACGTGATGGGAAATTTCTATGGATAGACAAAGCCGCTTTGAATCTGGTCAGCGCGAAGGCCGGTAACCGCGGCGTCGCGGTCTATTCGTGGCTGTGTTATTACGCTAACGCCAAGAATCAAAACTGCTTTCCGTCCTTGCGGACGCTTGCCCATCACTGCAATGTCAGCCGCAGGACGATTATGCGCACGATCAAAGTCCTTGAGAGGATCGAGATCGTTTCGATTGAACGAAAAAAGGGAAAACCGAATGTTTATAAATTGCTCAATTCGCCTGTGGATAAAAGTAGTGACACCGGTGTCACTGGTGACACGCACGGCACCGGAGTAGTGACATCGGTGTCACCACCGGTAGTGTCAGCCGTGTCACCCGAACAAGAATTAAATGATCAAAAAGAAACGAACAAAACGGACGTTTGTCTTCCCGATCTGTGGATAAGTTCAAGTTTGCCTTACGGCATTCCGGGCAAGGAGCAGGTAGCGGAACTGGCTTCATGGTGCGAAAGGCTTTTAGGGGAGGTTAATTTATACCGGTTGCTTATGGATTACCGTATCGACAAGGGATATCCACCCAAACCTGACGTGGTTATTGCGTTGTGCAGACAGTTCATGCAGGGCAAGACGAAGGTAAAGAACTCTTGGGGCTGGTTTAAGAAGGCAATTGACGGGCAGATGAGGCAGGTCTTGATGGATATAAGGCTTAAGGAGCACGAGCAATTTAAGAAAGAACCGGCTGTGATCGGCCAGTTGCTGTCGCAGATCGTTCCTCGTCGTGAGTAGGCTGGCGGGTCCTTGGAAGGGGGTGTCGGGCGAGGGTCGGGCGAGGCGCGGGCCTTCAGTGATGAGGGGTTCAAAAGACGATGTCCATGTCCATCACTTTTGGGGTTTTGCACACTATGTATAAAAACGGTCAAAACGCCTGTTTCCGTCGAGAATACGGGCTTTTTTTGATTAAAAGACACGTCTACGAGAGGTTAAAAAAGGGCATTTTGATGGACATGCGCGGACATAAAAAAGGAGAAAATCGTGGCAAAAATCAATGTTAAACCGGAAATCGTTGAGGTCAAGGTGGAGGAGTTAAAACCGGCGCCGTACAACCCCCGGGAAATAACCGAGCCTGCCTATGCGGGGCTTAAGCACAGCTTGGAGAAGTTCGGGTATGTGGATCTGTTGATCGTTAATAAACGGAACATGCGGATTGTGTCCGGGCATCAGCGGTACAAGGTTTTGCAGGCTGACGGAGTGGAAAAGGTCGATGTCATCATGGTCGATCTGGATGACATCCAAGAGCAGGCCATGAACCTGACGCTCAATAACAGCGAGATTGCCGGTCAATGGACGGCCGCGCTGATCCCGCTTTTGGAGAGGTTGAGAAAAGAAGCCGGTGATGATTATCTTAACTTGCGGCTTCAAAGCCTGCGGGAGAGTGTCGGGGATATGGGCGTTGAGAATCTAGGGAGCGGTAAGACCCTTCCTGATGATATCCCGGAGCCGCCCGAAAAGTCGATTACCAAGAAGGGCGATCTGTGGATTCTTGGCGATCACCGGCTTTTGTGCGGGGATTCCACCGGCGAGGCAGATGTGGCGCGGCTTATGAGCGGTCACAAGGCAAGTCTTCTGGCAACCGACCCGCCGTACTGCGTGGATTATACCGGCGCGGACAGGCCCAACGGTGGCCGGGACTGGTCGAATGTTTATCATGAGATCGACATTCCGGACGCGGTGGATTTCATGCGCAAGTTTCTGACCGTGGGTCTCGGGTTCATCAAAGAAAAGACCGCGCTTTATATGTGGCATGCTTCCAAGCACCGTTCCGATATCGAAGGCTTATGCAAAGAGATCGGCATTCTCATTCATCAGGAGATCGTCTGGGTTAAACCGTGCGTCATTTTGACGTACTCGTTTTATTCGTGGCGGCATGAGCCGTGTCTTTTGATGTGGGTCAAAGGACATAAACCGGATTATAAGCCCAAGAACAAGGCGATCGGCAGTGTCTGGACGGTTGGATTCTTAAGGACGGGGGATCCGGAAACGCCGGAGTATCACACCGATGTCTGGGAGCTGGATTGGGAGGGCAAGAAGCGTAATCCGGGCCTCGATCATCCTACCGTTAAGCCGACCGAGGTTTTCGCTATCCCTATGCGGGTACATACGACACCCGGGGATATCTGCTATGAGCCGTTTTCCGGTTCGGGTTCGCAAATTATCGCTGGCGAGAGGCTGAACCGGAGGGTGTTCGCCATGGAGATCGAGCCGGTCTTCTGCGATGTAGCGGTCAGGCGCTGGGAGGAATTTACAGGAAAAAAAGCGATAAGGGAAACGAATGGATGAAAAGAACCGCAACCTTGTTGAGATTGCCAAGAAGAAACGTTACATCGCCCTTGTCGAAAAGCTGGGGCGCGGTTCGCTGTCATCCAAGGAGCTTAAAGAGCTTGAGGAGTTCGAGAAATCCGAACAGCGGCCAGCGGGGGTTATCGATGGAACGGTAGATCTGCCGACCTTATGTGTCTATCTCGAGAAATCCCCGCGGATGATCAGGCGGTATGTCCAGCAGGGTATGCCGGTCTTCAGGGATGCGGTCGGAGAGATCGCGCGGTTTAAGGTCGGGGATGTCTTCAAGTGGTTTTATAAAAAGCAGGGATCGGAAGAGGATAACGGCAAGGATTATTGGGACAAGGAATACCGCAAGAACCGCGCGAAGCTCAGCGAAATCGAGTTAAAGCAGAAGGAAGGGGAGGTCATCCCTTTCGAGGATCACGTTTCTATCGTCAAGAATCAGATCCGTGGTATTAAGGCCGGATTCCTTCGTTTGCCGAAGCACGTTGCGCCGAAACTTTATCAGCAGGATCCGAAGGTTATTTGCGAAATGCTTGATCAGGAGATCAGGTACATCATCGAACAATTCGCGGGGAAGCAGAATGCCAATAAAGCTGGGAAGGGAAATTCTTAAAACCGTTGTGCCGTATGCGGCTGTTGAATGGGTATTGCCGATCAAGATGGCCGTGAGCGAATGGTCTGACCGGTTCCGCAGGCTCGATGTGAAGACATCAGCCGAGCCCGGGCAGTGGTCGACCGCGCGTACGCCGTATCTCAAAGGGATTATGGACGCGTTTACGGATCCTTATGTCGATGAGATCACGGTCATGGCGGCGTCTCAGGTCGGTAAGACCGAGGCGATGTACAACATGCTCGGGTTTATCATCGATCAGGATCCGGGCCCAACGCTTATGGTTTCCCCGCGCGCGGATGACGCCAAGAGCGTGTCGTATAACCGCGTCCGGCCGATGATCGAATGCTCGCCGGTCTTGAGCAAGTACATTCCGATCAATACGGACGATATTACGAAGCTCGAATATCATTTCGACCGCATGATTCTTTACTTTGCCGGATCCAACAGTCCGGCAGACCTTGCCTCGCGGCCGATCCGATATCTTTTCTTGGACGAGGTCGATAAATATCCGAAGTTTTCGGGCCGGGAAGCGGACCCTATCAAGCTGGCATCGGAGCGTCAGAAAACTTTCTGGAACAAAAAGACGGTCAAGGTCTCGACCCCAACCACGCGCGAAGGCTATATCTTCCGGGAATACGATAAATCCGACCAGCGCAGGTTTCATGTACCGTGCCCGCATTGTCGCAAGAAGCAGGTCTTGGTATTCGGTCAGATTAAATGGCCGAAAGAAGAATCATCCCCTGAGAGGATCAAGAACAACCGGCTGGCATGGTATGAGTGCGCGCATTGCAAGAAGCGTATTGATGATATCCATAAACAGAAAATGATGCTGGCGGGCGAATGGATCTCGGAGAAAGGCGAGCATAATCGCAACCGGGGTTTCTGGGTCAGTTCTTTGTATTCACCGTGGCTCACATGGAGCGATATCGCTTCGGAGTTTCTGAAATCAAAAGACTACGTTGAACTGTTGATGAATTTCGTCAATTCGTGGCTTGCCGAGGTCTGGGAAGAGAAGATCGAGGAAACTACGGTTGATAAGGTACGCAATCTGGCGCGTGATTACGAGCAGGGCGTTGTTCCGGATGAGGTATTGGTGCTGACGGCCGGTGTAGACGTGCAGAAGGATCATTTCTATTACGTAATCCGCGGCTGGGGATATTACGAGGAGTCGTGGCTTATTCGGGCCGATCGGGTTGAATATTGGGAAGACATTATCGACTGTTTGTTCAAGACCGAATACCGCAGGGTGAGTTCCGCGGAAACCTTGAACGTTTATATGTCGTGCATTGATTCGGGCTTTAGGACGGATGAGGTGTACCGTTTTTGCCGTGAGTGGCCGGACAAGACAAAGGCAATCAAAGGTCTGGAAGAAATTACCGGCGGCCGGTTCTACCGCGCGAACAAGATTGATATCAATTCCCGAACCGGCGCGGTTATTCCCGGCGGCCTCGTGTTGTGGAATTTGAACGTCACGCAGTACAAAGACAAGATCAACCGCCTTGTCACATCGAAGAGTCCGGGCAAGTGGCATCTGTTCAAGAATCCCGCAGACGATTATCTGACCCAGTTTACTTCGGAGCATAAAGTTCTCATCCGCAACCGGACGACCGGCAAAGCCAAAGAGGTTTGGCAGAAAAAGAAAGAAGCCGCGGCCAATCATTATCTGGACGCGGAAGTGTACGCGCTGGCGGCCGCGGATATCATTCGGGCGCTTAATATGCGCAAGGAGGACGCGCCCCGGGTTCATCAGCCGGTTACGGAAGAATCTAGCCGGGGAGGATGGCTTCGTAAAACGAAAGGGTCGTGGATTTAATGGGGCGATGGATAGAAAGAAAAACAAACTGGCTGAATAACGGCGGGAGTTCCCAGCCCCGGGAAAAGCCGTTCGGCAGGCCGCCGAATGATTCGGCCGATTACGGTGTCCGTTTTATACCGATACGATGTCCGAAATGCCGAAGTAAAAATACACGCTGTTATTCCACGCATCCGCCGATCAGGTATCACAGTTGTTATAAATGCGGGCATAATTTCAAATCTGTTGAGGTAGATGATGAAAAATGACTTTTTACTACTCCGTAGTAACGACCCCATTGCAAAAGTATGAGAATTACATATTATTGAAATAGAACAATTTCTGCGAGACGGCTGATCACCGTTTTCGCGCCCAATAGCAATAAAAAGCTCGTTCTGGTGCACCAGCCGGAACGGGCTTTTTTATTGGGTTTTAAGAGGAGGACGCATGGCCGCACCTACAAAACAGGAAATGCTCGATAACGTCGAGACCGCGATCAATGCCCGCATTAGCGGGGGCGCGGTTCAGTCGTATTCGATCGGCGGCCGCAATCTTCAATATATTCCGCTTCAGGATCTCTACAAGTTACGCGATCAACTCAGGCGCGAGATCTCCGGTTCAGGCGGGACAACCACATATGTTTCATTCGGGAGTCCGTCATGAAAATACCGTTGACGGAAAAACTATCCGATAGCCTCGACGGCCTTATTTCATTTTTCTCTCCCCGCGCAGGCCTTAAGCGGCGCATGTACCGCGAGGCCATCAAAGTCACCAGATCATTCAGTTCTTATAGAGGCGCGTCGCGTGATCGTCTTCGTTCATCGTGGATTCCGGGCGGAGGATCCGCGGACGCGGATCTTCTTCCGGAATTGAAAGACTTGCGCGAGAGAAGCCGCGATTTAAACCGCAATGACGCCCACGCCTCCGGCATTACTTCAACCATGACCGTCAATGTGGTCGGTTCGGGGATCCGTCCGCAGTCGCGTGTCGACAGGGACGAACTCGGACTTGGCGAAGATGAGGCGGCGAAGTTTCAGAAAGACGCGGAGCGTGTTTGGAAAAGATGGATCCCTTATGCGGACGCGGGCAGGCGCATGGATTTTTACGAGATTCAACAGCTTGTCGACCGCCAGATTCTCGAGAACGGCGAGGCATTGATCGTTCCGATGATGATTGATGACCCTTCGCGCCCTTACAGGACAGCTTTACAGGTGATCGAATCAGACCGGCTCGATACGCCTTCGGATAAACGGGGAGACAAATCGATTCGCGCGGGCGTGCGCATAGGCGAAAAGGGAGAGGCGGTTTCGTATTTCATCCAGAAAACTCATCCCGGAGAATCGCGCATTGCCAAAAGCGGCGATAAAGAATTCATGGAGATTCCGGCGTTCAATGAATACGGCAGGCGCAATGTCTTTCACCTCTACTACGTTTTACGTTCGGGACAGACGCGCGGGGTGCCGTTCTTTGCGCCGGTTTTATCTTATTTCAAAGATCTCGGGGAATACGCGGAAGCCGAACTCGTGGCCGCGAGGATCGCCGCGTGTTTCTCACTTTTTATAACCTCGGAAGCGTCCATGGACGTTTCGGCAGGCGGTGCTTACGAAAGAAATCCTTCAGGTCAGCTTATCGAGGGTCTTGAGCCGGGAATGATCAAGCACTTGATGCCGGGCGAAAGCATCACGTCGTTTAATCCTCAGCGGCCGGGATCGAGTTTCGAACCATTTGTTGACCGCATCTTGAAAGCCATCTCTGCGGCTTTAGGTCTGCCGTATGAACTCGTGGCCAAGGATTTCTCGAAAACAAATTATTCCAGCGCGCGGGCGGCTCTTTTGGAAGCACGGCGTTATTTCCGGATGCGTCAGGAATGGCTGGCTCAGAAATTCTGCCAGCCGGTTTGGGATATGTTACTGGAAGAGGCGTATTTAAAGGGCGAGATTTCGGCTGATACTTTTTACGAAAAAAGACAGCGGTGGGCCGGAGCTTCATGGATCGCGCCGGGCTGGGAGTGGGTGGATCCGCTTAAAGAGGCACAGGCCGCGGAGGTGGGTTTGCGAAACGGCATCGTGACCTATTCCGATCTTTATGCGCAGGACGGCAAGGATTGGGAAGAGTGTTTCGAACAGCGCAAGCGCGAGCAGGAGAAGATGAATAAGCTTGGACTTGAGGTGCAGGATGAAAACAAAGCAAAAGAAAAGCAGAAAAACACCGGTGAAGAAGGCGAAGAGGATTCTGGCGGGAGCAAAAAGCCAAATGGCAATGCCGATTGAGGTCGACGTTTCCTTTACCGATGTGAAAGAGGTGCGAGATGGCGAATAAAGATATTTATTTCAGAGCGGATATCGTCAGAAGCGGCGATGTGCGCGTTAACCGCAAGGAAGAGGTTATCGAGGGGTTTGCAGTCGTGACCAAAGGGGTCACGCATGACGAAAGGGGTGAGTTCGATGACATAGCGCTGGATTCGGTGGTTGAGATGGGTAACAAGGTTAAAGCCGGGGTCAAATCGAGGTTCGGTCATCCGAATATGTCGAGCACCGCGCTCGGTACGTTTTTGGGCAGGGCGAAAAATTTCAGGAGGGACGGTGACATTGTCCGCGCGGACCTGCATATCGATAAGACCGCGCATGAAACGCCGGACGGCGACTTGGCCGGGTATGTCATGAACCTTGCCGAGAGTGACCCGCAGGCGTTCGGGTCTTCAATGGTTATCCACTGGGATGAAGAATTCCGCGATGAGAAAGCTAAAGACGGAGAGGATTTGCCGCCTTTTATTCGCGTGAAGAGGCTTCTATCCGTGGATATCGTTGATGATCCTGCGGCGAACAACGGTCTTTTCGGGATGCCGTTTTTCTCGGAAAGCGTCCGGCCGTCCGCGGAGATGACGGTTTTTTTAGATAGATTCCTGAACCAGCCGGAATCGGTTGAAAAGGTGATCGCGTTCTTGGAAAGGTACGGGATTAACAAAAAGAAGGAGGAAAAGAAAATGCCAGATGAAATCACGATGGAAAAGCTTAAGGCGGAACATTCCGGCCTTTACGACTCCATTCACGCGCTCGGGGTCGAAGAGGGTATCAGAAAAGAGCGCGAACGGGCGGTTTCTATTTTGAAGAAATCGAAGGTGTTCAAGGACATGTCCGACATCGCGGTCGAAGCGGTGGAGAACGGCGCAACGTTCGAAAACGCGGTCATCAAGTTTCAGGAGAGACAGCTTGAGGGCCTGCAGAAAGCGTCGGTGCCGCCATTAGGGCCGGATGCGGAGGAAGAACCGGCAAAGAAGCAGACAACGCATCTTGAGCGCGCGCGGCAGTATCAGAAAGAGCACGGATGCAGTACGACAGACGCGCTTAAGGCGACAGCGGACAAAAGAAAATAACCAAAAGGAGGTAGTGCAATGTCTCAATTCAATATCGGATCAAAAGCATTTGTGGCAGGAGAGGAACTTGAAGCTTACCGCAGGGTCAAGCTGAGTACGGGAAGCGGATCACAGGTGGAATACGCCGATGCGGGCGAGGCCTGCATCGGGATCACCGCGGCCAAGGCCGCTGTGGGCGAGCATGTCAGCGTTGATTTAAAGAGTTCCGGCAGGACGTTCAAGATGGTCGCGGCCGGGGCGATCAGCGCCGGAGGCAGTGTTTACGGGGCCAATGACGGGAAGATCAGCGCAACCGTGAGCGGTTCTATTATCGGCAAGGCGCTGGAAGCATCAACAAGCGACGGCGAAGTTATCGAAGGGCTGTTTGCCTAATAAAAGGAGGAATGAAACATGCCAGACTATCAGGGAACAAGAGCAGTACCGAGACTCGAGTTAGGGGAAGCGGCGCTGGAGTTTATCCAGTCGCAGGATGAATTTATAGGCACGAGAGTCCTGCCTATTTTTCAAACCAAAAAGAAAGCGAGCATCTTTCCGGCGATCACCCGGGAGAGCATCACGCGCGAAGCGGATACCAAGCGCGCGCCTCGCGGCAACTACAACCGGGACACCTTTCAGGCGAAAGACCGGCAGTACAACTGCGAAGAGCACGGCTTGGAAGGGCCTCTGGATGATTCCGAACGGGAAATGTATGCCACGGATTTCGATGCCGAGCTTACGACCGTTCAGATCGTAACGCGCAGGGTTCTGCAGGCGCAGGAGAAAAGGATCGCGTCGAAGGTTTTCGATACCGCAGTTTTTACGGGATCGAAACTTTTCACCGACTTCTCGACCGCGCCGTGGGACAACACCTCAAGCGATGTTATCGCGCAGGTGCGCGAAGCCCGCGAAAAGGTGAGGCAGAACTGCGGCATGGAACCGGGGACGCTCATTATGAGCAAGGCGAACATCGACCGGCTTCTCGGCAACGAGAAGATTAAGGGCGCGATCCAGTATGTCGCAAGGCTGACGGAAGCGGAGATCCTCAACGCCATGGCGGACATTCTCGGCGTGAAGAGGATCCTTGTCGGCAAGGCGATCTACAACACCGCGAAAGAAGGCAAGTCGTTTCAGGGCGCGGATATCTGGAGCGACGACTTTGCCATGGTGGCGGTGATCGGCGAGGGGCAGAGATTGTCCGATCCGACAGTGGGAAGGACGTTCCTTTGGACTGCGGACAGCCCGGAGAACGCTACGGTCGAGCAGTACCGCGATGATGCGGCCAGAAGCGACATCTTCCGCGTGCGCCAGCATGTGGACGAGATGATCGTCGATCCGTATTTCGCGCATCTGATGAAAGTCGACGCTTAAAAGCAAGGGATGCCCGGGGGTGTAACAGCTCCCGGGCCCCTTTGGGGAGCAGGTTCATGAGTTTGAAAGAACAAATGCCGAAGGATGCTGTCGGTAGTTTCTTGAATATGGGCGAGTTTGCCGAGGAGATCACATACACGACCGGCGCGGGTGTATCGAAGGTGATATCGGCCGTGGTTGTGCGTTATGAACTTACACCGGCAGAAGAAAACATCAACCGCTCGCTCAAGAAGCAGGCTGAGGGTTATATCGCCAATGATGAAACGAACGGCATAACGGCAGTAAGCAAAGCAGACGACCGCATCACGCTTAAAGACTCGGAAGGATTCGACCGTGAGGCTCGTATCAACGACGTCATCAGCCGTGATGAGGGGATGTGGCATTTGCTGGTGGGGTGGTAGGTATGGTGCAGTTAACCACAGAGATTGATACGAGGGCGCTGGACAGGGCGATCAAGATCGCGCCCCGCGTCCTTAAATTCGAGCTGGCGGACGGGCTGGATCGTATCGGCAAAGGGTTTCTGAAACGGTTCAGACAACAACAGCTTCAGGGCCCTCCGGGCGTGCGCGGCGCGTCCGGACACGGCCTTTTTGGCACGTTCAAGCGGGTGTTTTTGGTGTCGCCCGAGATCGAAGGCATGGGCATCGAGGTTTTCTCGGAATCAAAGATCGCCAAACTGCACGAGACCGGCGGCACAGTCAGGGATCCCGGAGGCAAGCGGCTGGCGGTACCGTTATCAGCGAGGACGGAGATGTTCACACCGTCAGGAAAATTGAGGGCGAGGTATAAGAAACCCAAGGAACTGAAGAACGTCAGGGCTTTGCGCTGGAAGGGCGAGACGTTTCTGGCCCGGGTGACGAAACGCGCCCAGAAGATCTTGCCGCTTTACGTTCTTAAGCGGTCAGTCCGTATTAAACCGAGGCTGGGGTTTTACCGGACATGGGACGGCCTCGTGAATTACCGGATTGATATTTTGAATAAATCGATCGAAAAGGCGTTGAGGAAAATTTAATGGAAACGGTCAGAGAGCGGATATTGCAGAACATTAAAACGGTACTTGAAAGCGTGACAATCGCCAACGGGTACAACTTCGATTTTACGCCTGCCACAGTCCAGCGCTGGTCGATGCACGGCAACAGAATGGTCGACATGCCCATGGTGGTGATCAGCCCGGGCGATGAAGATGAGTCGAGTATGCCGAATCCGTTCGAAGAATGTCTTTTAACTTTGTATCTGGACATATTTTTCGTGAATGACGAGAACGACCCGGTGCCGACCGATACGTATTTGAACAGACTGCAGGGAGATATCAAGAAGGCGGTTCTGCAGGACCCTACGCGCGGCGGAGAGGCAGTCGATACGGATGTTCTGGGAACGACACCGTTTGAGACGACCGAAGCACAGCCGTACGCGGGGATCATCATGGAGGTTCGCGTCCGGTATCGTCATTTACGGACGGATCCGACAGCAAAGAACTAAAAGGAGGGATTGCAATGTCAATGCTCATAAGAAAACGCCAGCTTGCGGCAAAAATTGAGGCGGTCGAAGGTTCTGCGGAAACACTTCTGGCGGCCGACGCAGGCATTCTGGTGAATTTTTCACCGAAGGCAAGTTACGATCCGCAGATGTACCAACGCGACCCCGTACGGGCGTCTTTGACCAAGATGGGAAAGCTGGCAGGGAAACGTTCGGCCGGGATTGATTTCAGCATCGAGCTGAAAGGATCCGGCTCAATAACGGTTGAACCGGAGTGGATGAGGCTAGTCAAAGCCTGCGGGTTCCAGTCGAACGCCCTCAAGAAAATATCGATCGGCGTGATCACCGGCGGGCCTTACCGGCATGGAGAGGTCATTACCGGCGATACGTCAGGTGCAGTCGGCCGGGTAGTGATCAAGACCGCAAATGGTGCGGCCGCTCTTTATTATGTCGCGCTCACCGGAGTTTTTGAGACCGGAGATCACATAACGGGTGCGGATTCCGGTGCGGTGTCAACCGCTTCTTCTGATCCGGCAAGCGCGGGCTTTGAAATAAAGCCGGTTAGCAGTTCCGTGGTTTCTTTGACCATGGGGCTTTATGAGGACGGTGTGGCAAAGCTTCTTAAGGGGTGCCGCGGGACGGTCAAGTTCAACTTCAAGATCGGAGAACCGGCTACGCTCGATTTCAGCTTCAAGGGTGTTGAGCATGGGGTTACGGATACGCCGATGTTTACCGGTGTGAGCTTCGACAATACCGTGCCACCGGTGCTTTTGAACGCGGTCATGTCCTGTGACGGGGTGTCGCTCAATGTCGGCGAAATGGAGATCGACGTATCGAACACGCTGGCTTCAAAGGACAAGATCGACGACGCGAAAGGTATTTTGTCCTACATGATCACCGGCCGGGATATGCAGGGATCGTTTAATCCGGAAATGGTGCCGGTTGCTTCGCATGATTTCTTCTCCAAGTGGTTCGGTAATACGCCTATGGTTCTTGATCTGGCGTATGGAGAAACCGAAGGCAACAAGTTCAGGTTCTATGCTCCGGGTATTGTTTACAACAAGGTGGACGACGGCGACCGCGACGGCATTCAGCTCGCGCAGACGTCGTTCGATCTGACCGGTTCGATGGAGCCGGGTGATGATGAACTCGCATTATTACTTTTATAAACAGGAGGTGGTTCATGCTTACGGGAATTGATGTTAATGCTACGCGCGAATATGTATCGAAGCTCGATCCGGACAAAGAGAATCCGAGCGTGTTTCATATCGGTCTTCTGGACCCGGTCTTGCGGGCCGAGGTCGACGATGAAAGCAGTACGTATGAGATGAGTTCGACCAACCCCAACGACAAGGCCAAGGTCAGGCTTAACTGGAACAAACGGCAGATCACGGCGATCAAATTCGGGCTTAAAGGTCTGACGAATTTTCTGGATCCCGAGACTAAAAAGCCGATCGAGCTTAAGTTCGAGACAATCCATTACGCGGGCAAGATGAGAAACGTCGTTCCGGACAGGATCATTGCCACGTTTCCAAATGAGTTGAGGCAGGAACTGGCTGAGGTCATTTTGAACGAATCGAAACTGTCGGAGGGCGAGCAAAAAAACTGATCGTGGCGGTTCATTTGGGCGGCCTCACCGTGAACTGCCAAGGCTGTTTAAGCGGGAGAAAGATACGATGTGAGTACGACGTGCCCGGGCAGGAAGTCTGGGAGCTTAACGGAACGCAGTATCGGGGATGCCCTTTTAAGATCGTCACGCGTCAGTCGGCGAGCTTTATAAGGGCATTTCAGTTTTACAGGCAGGGATATCTGCCGAACGCGGGCGGATGGATCGACCAATCGGCCAAAATGCTCGATGCCTTTGAAGTGATCGAAAAGGAACTGCAGGCAATTGAGCAGGAGACGCGGAAAAGAAGGGAAAGGTTTAAGCGATGACGAATAAAGAACTCT